TTCGGGCACTTCGGCCCGAATCGCCACGGGGACATACGGCGCAATTGATCGTGTTACGTGGTCTTTCTGGCGTCCGTATGCTGCTCACCCGACTGTGGCCCTTACCTCAGCCACTATTCAGCCGGATATGAACGACGTCTGGGGCAACCTAGTCCGCGGGCGTGATCGTCCTGATGTGATCATCATGGACGCATTCATGTGGGGGATCTACCTTGCTTCGCTGCAAGCACAGCAGCGATTTACTGACCCGAGCAAGGCGCGTCTTGGCTTCCCGACGTTGCAATACATGGATGCGGATGTTGTGCTCGACGGTGGATTGTATTTTCCGTCAAGCGCATACGGCCCCGGCGCAGTGACTAAGACCATGTATTTCCTCAACACGAAGTATCTGAAGTGGAGGCCCCACGCTCAGAGAAACATGGTTCCGTTGAACCCCAATCGCCGCTACGCTATGAACCAAGATGCTGAAGTTACCATCTTGGCTTGGGCTGGCGCGATGACCAATAGTGGTCAAGCCTTCCAAGGCCGTTTGACCAGCAACTAATCTTCGGAACCTGAGAAAGGAGAACGAAACATGGCTATGCAAATCTTGGCCGATCAAATCGGCTATCCTGCAATCAGTGATATCTCGACTACGCAGAAGTTGCCTCTCGGCACTGTGGCGCGTATTCAGGACAACACTGAGACGGTTCCTCACTCCGGTGAGGCAATCTATCTTAAGTCCTCAGGCACTTGGGCTGTTGGCTCGCTGGTGACTTATGACACGGCATTGGGAACGGCTCCCCTATCGCCCGCGACTGGAGGCTTCGGCCCTGTCGCTGTGGCGCTGGCGGCAGTTCCCTCAGGTTCCTTCGGCTGGGCGCAGATTCAAGGGCGCGCGGCTGTGAAGGCGCCTAATGCGATGGTTGTAGGTGCGGAGGTATTCATGTTGGCGGCGACTCCTGGCAGTGTGGATGATGCGGCGGTAGCTGGGGAGCAAATCCTCAACGCTAAGGTGTCCACCACGACCGGCACTCCGTCTACGGGCCTCGCCTACATCGAGATCAATCGTCCGTTCCACCAAGGCCAAATCACGTAATGCGGGAGTGGGGGCTCAAACGAGTCCCCACTCTACCCTGAGTTGGTTGGGGGATTCAGCCAACAGCCGAGTTTTACTAAGGTCAGGAGACACGATATGGAAATCGGCACGCTAGAGTTTGATCATCAAGATTTCATCAAGGACAGGGCTGGAGACGATAAGCTAGCCATTCGCTTTTTCCGTAAGGCCAGACAAGATAGTGAGGAGACCCAGAAGCAGGGTCGCCCCATCTTCAAGGAAGAAGATTATATCCAGATTGTAGTGCCCGGAGATCGCACAAGCGCGATAGTTCGGCCTGTTGGGCCTGCTGATAAGGCTCGCTTTGAGAAGCAATACGCTCATTGGCAGAAGACTCAAGAAGAAGAGATGCAACTAGGCACTCCGTTGGAGGCTTGGGGCATTATGAGCATCGCTCAAATCGAAGAATACCGTTACTTTGGCGTCCGCACTATTGACCAAATGGCTGTTCTTCGGGACGATGTTTGCGGAAAAATCATGGGTGGCACTTCCTTAAAACAGAAGGCCATCAATTGGCTGGCTATCTCCAAAGAAGATGCCCCGCTTAAGAAAGTTCAGGCGGAATTGGACAAGCGAGACAATCAAATTGCCGCTTTGGAAGATGCCGTCAAGAAGCAAGCAGAGCTTCTTGCGGAGTTACAGGCTAAAGTTCCCGCCCAGAAGGCGGTTCCGAAGGCAGCGTAGGAGTATGGATGCCCTTTCAGATTACTGAATTTACTTATGGCACGGCCATACAGGAAATCTGTAAGCTGGTTGGGCATCCCTCGCCTGTAGACCCTGCTGGTTCTACAGATACTGCTGTTCAACAGATGGGGGCTGCGGTGAATACAGCCCTAGAACAACTGTTGACTATGTATGAGTGGCAAGACCTTACTACGCGGGCCTCTCTTTCAGTGGTGGGGCTAGCTCCTGGAGAGGTTGAGCGCGGATTTGACCTCCCTGACGACTTCTTCCGTTTCATTGACCAAACTCAGTGGAGTTCTCAATCAGCCCTTCCTGCCGGTGGGCCTGTTGGAAATGCGGCGTGGATTCAGTCAATAGCTGGGAACTACAGCCCCATACTAACGCTCACGTGGCAGATGCGTGGAGATCAAGTGTTCTTCCTTTCTCCCCCATTCCCTACTGCGGCCACTTTCAGCTATATGTATATGTCAAAGGCACAAGTAATTGATGCTGCTGACCCAACTATTCTGAAGAACAGAGCAAATCAAAATGGGGATACCTTCAAGCTCGATGGGTTCCTCATAATGCTTCTTGGCCGATCTCTCTACCTGGAGTGGAAAGGCTTCGATTCATCTGCGGCCACGCGAGATTTCCTGACTGTGTATAATTCTCGGGCGGGCGCTGACAAAGGAGCGCCTATCCTGGATCTAGCGCGTAGGCGCGGAGTCGCTTTGATTAATCCACTTACCTCTGTTCCCTATACGGGGTTTGGGTCTTAATATGCCCGCCATTAGAGCTATCCCAACCTATAAGGCTTCGAGGCTTCAGGCTCAGTCTCGGAACCACAAGTTTGACATTATCCCTGCTCCTGTGCGGGGATTAGACATTTCTCGCCCCTTTGTCGACCAAGACCCAAAGACTGCACTCTTACTTCGCAACTGCATTGCTCGCAGATATGGCTGCGAGCTTCGTGGTGGGTGGCGCAGACACACCACGAACTTAGGAGGCGTGGGGACTGAAGCTTCTGTGGTCACAATGATGGGGTATCAGCCTCCTCGTGGCTTTGGCAGCACTCAGCTAGCTAAACTGTTCGCGGCCTGTGACGATGGCAAGATTTACGATGTTACAACTGCGTCTAACGAGGCTGCTGTTCCTGCCTCTGTTGCGACTTTGGCTGGGCAGAGTGAGCCTGGAGAGGTTAGTTTTGACAATTTCGCCACCGCGAACACGAATTACCTCTTGGTCGTGTCCGCTGGATTTGGATACATCACTTACGATGCCGTGGGCGGGTGGGTTAATCGCAATGCTGCCACAATTGGATCTGTTGTTGCGGCGACTATAGATTCTGTGATGGTGTGGAAAAATAGAATCTGGTTTATTGAGGAAAACTCTACCAGAGCGCACTTCTTGCCAGTGGGGCAACTCACGGGCACAACCTCAGTTTTTGATTTTGGGCCTTTACTCACTCATGGGGGTGAGCTCCGAGCTATGGCTTCTTGGACTTTAGACTCTGGAGATGGAATTGATGACAAACTGGTCATTGTGGGGTCTCAAGGTGACGTCTTAGTGTATGGAGGCACTGACCCCACGTCAGCCGCGACTTTTGGCATCGTTGGTCGCTGGTATGTAGGCCCTCCGCCAGCAGGGCGCCGTTTCATGGGTAAGTATGGGGGCGATTTATCAATCTTGTGTGAGCATGGGGTTGAATATATGTCTCGCATGCTCAGTGCTAAAGGTCTTTTGGATCCAGAAACAGAAGGAGATGATTCCCTCTCACACAGGTTTAGTGAGGTCATAGGCCGGGATATTCGCAGCACGAGAGGCCAAACAGGGTGGAGCGTGCTGCACGTTCCATCATTAGAGTCGACAATTCTTGTGACTCCGCACAACGAGTATACAACTGGAGTTCAGTATTGCTTTTCCACCATTCCAGCAGGGTGGAGCGATTTCAAGGGTATGCCAATGGTCTCCGCTGAGGTATTCAATGGAGAGCTTTACTTTGGAACTGCGAATGGTCGTGTGGGGAGGGCTTTTGCTTGCGACTCTGACGATGAGTTAACAGATGGAACAGTGGGAACTACTGTGGTGGGCGATGTTCAATCGGCCTTTGTGGCCCCAAATGATGATCGCGTGTCACTCAAGCGTCCTGTTTTGATAATGCCAATGTTCCAAGGAACTCGGTCGCCTAGCCTCTTGGCTAGGGTAAACACAGAGTGGTCGGATGCAGCAGTGTCGGGCTCTCCATCTTATGTTGCAGATTCTACATCTACGTGGGGGTCTGCAATTTGGGGAACTGCTGTGTGGGCTGGAGCCTTGAATACTTTCCTAGCCTGGATGGGAGCTACGGGGCTTGGATGTTTTATGTCCATTCGCCTATCCTTCACAGGGGCTAGGGGAACTTTGTTCACCAGTTGGAAGGTGATATATGAGCCTGGAGGGGTGATGTAATGGCTGCTCCGGTAAACCCCATTCTTGGAAGACAGGCAGGGTTGGCTCCATGGTTGCGACAAGCGACTGCGGCGGCACCCTCACCCATGCCAGCTCCCGGGGCTGTTCCCGCCGCCCAATCTGCTCCGTGGTATGCTCCGGCTTTGGCTGCGAGTAAGGCTAAGGCTATTCCGCCAGAGATGCTTCAGCAGATGCTAATGGCCGAGCAACTTCGCCAATCGCAGGAGGCAGTAGCTAGGGCAGAGGCTGCTCAACCTGAAGGTTCTGAGTCTTGGATTGGAAAGTATGGGGTAGACCCTGTTTCCAGACGTTTAGGTATTGAACCTCCAGGTGTAGGCCAGCGCGTCGGACGCTTGTTTGGATTTAGCAGATGATAGTCACATCGAGCAGCAACGAGGCAAAGAGCGCTATGTTCGCCTTCCTTAGGGAGCATGGCGTGGAAATCGCGGCATCTGCAGACTTCCAAGCTCTCGGGCGTTTGAACTCCCAAGGGAAGCTCATTGGAGTAGTGGGCTACAATGGCTTCTGCGGGCGAACTTGCATGATGCACACGGCGGGAGAGGGTAACTGGATTAGTAGGACATTGCTCTGGGCTGCGTTCGATTATCCCTTCAACCAGACGAAGTGCATACAGGTGTTCGCCACTGTTCCAGATGACAACCAAAGAGCTATGAAGCTAGATTGTCATCTTGGGTTTACACAGATGGCATACATCAAAGATGGCTGGACCGAGGGTGTTGGG